CGTTCACCATCACAAGGAAGTGAAATGCTTTTAGACGAAACCTTTGACGTTGCCTCGCTACCTCAGTCGGAGCGCAACTTTGAACCCCTGCCCGCTGGCTGGTACACCGCAACAATCTCCAACGCAGAAGTGATGCCAACGAAGATGGGCAACGGAAAGTACATCAAGATTCGCTATGACATCCAAGGCCCAACGCATCAGGGGCGTGTTGTGTTTGGCAACTTGAATGTACGCAACCCAAACCCGAAGGCCGAAGAGATCGGACGCCAGCAGCTTGGCGAGATCATGCGAGCGATTGGCCTGACCAGCTTAAAAGATACGGATCAGATGATCGGCGGCAACTTGTTGATCAAGTTGGATATTCGGATCTCTGAGCAGTACGGCAACAGCAACGAGGTTAAGGGGTTTAAGTCGTTGTCTGGCGGTGCTGCACCTGCACCTAAGGCTGCACCATCGGTGCCGGCTTCTGGTGTGAAGGCAGCGCCACCGTGGGCTAAGAAGTAACAGGCAAAAAAATGCCCCGGTGGAGTGCCGGGGCAAATCGATACCAAGGAGAGAGCACGAAATGAAAATACCTGACGCTCAGTATAGCATCCCAGAACTTGTAGACCAATACCACGCAAGCAAACCTGAGAAGCCTAGAGCGCATCTTGGCGCAAGTCAGTTGGGTCACGCTTGCGACCGTTGGTTATGGCTGTCGTTCCGATGGGCCGTGGCATCCAAGTTTGAAGGTCGCGTGTTACGGATGTTTCGTCGCGGCCAGAACGAAGAAGCCACGATCAAGGATGATCTCCAAGCCATAGGCATTGAGTTCAAGCCAGGGACGGCGCAAGAGCGTGTTGACTTTGGTTGTCACATCAGCGGGAGCATAGATGACATCGCACTATCTGGAGTGCCGGGAGCGCCACAGAAGAAACACGTTTGTGAGTACAAGACACACAACAAAAAATCGTTTGAACAAGTTGAAGACAAGGGTGTGGAGCGTGCAAAGTTTGATCACTTTGTGCAAATGCAGTCTTATATGCACGGCACTGGTATTGACAGGGCGTTGTATGTGGCTGTCTGCAAAGATGACGACAGAATTTATACCGAGCGGGTGGAGTACGACAAAGGCGTTGCCGAAAACGCAATAGCCCGTGGTAAGCGGATTGCATTGTCTGACCGGATGCCTGAGCCTTTAAGCGCAGACCCCAGCTGGTATCAATGCAAGTGGTGTGCGGCGCATGAGTTCTGCCACGGCGACCGCCTGACCAAAGAGGTCAACTGCCGCACCTGCGCCCATAGCACTGCGACCGAGGATTCCAAGTGGATCTGTGAGCGCCATGCTGGTAACGAGATTCCGGTGGAATGGCAGCGTGAGGGTTGCAACGCCCATGTTTTGCACCCTGATATGGTCCCGTGGCAGCGCAAGGAGGCCGGTGACGAGTGGCAGACGATCTACGTCATCAAAGGCAAGGAAGTGGTTAACGGTGAGCCAAGTGATAGTGTGTACGGGTCTAAGGAACTGGTTGCCAACGCGCAAGCCTGTGCTGAGTCTGACGAAAGGATGATTGAGTTTCGGAAGATGTTTGATGCGCGGGTAGTTGGATGATCCTTCGTGACTACCAGCAGCGGGCCATTACCGACTTGTACAACTGGTTTCTTGCCGGCTACTTGGGAAACCCTTGTTTGGTGTTGCCCACAGGCTCAGGCAAGAGCCACATCGTTGCCGCTATCTGCGAAGACGCGCTGACCAAGTGGCCTGAGACTCGCATCTTGATGTTGACCCACGTTAAAGAACTGATTGAGCAAAACGCCGAGAAGATGTACGTACATTGGCCGGACGCCCCGCTTGGTATTTATAGCGCGGGCATAGGGCGGCGTGAGTTACACCAGCCGATCACGTTTGCTGGCATTCAGTCTGTGCGGGACAAGGCGGCGCAGATTGACCACGTTGATCTGGTGATCATTGACGAATGCCACCTAGTAAACCATAAGGACACGGGCGGCTATCGTGATCTGCTGCGCCAGCTACATCGCATCAACCCAAACCTGCGTGTCATTGGCCTGACTGCTACGCCGTACCGGCTAGGCCACGGCATGATCACCGATGAGCCGGCAATCTTCAACGCACTAATTGAACCAGTAACGATTGAAGAGTTGATCTTCAAAAAGCACCTTGCTCCGCTGCGCTCCAAGCTAACGTCAACGGCGTTAGATACCACTGGCGTTGCCAAGCGTGGTGGTGAGTTTGTTGAAGGCGAGCTACAGAAGGCGGTCAACACCAAAGACCAAAACGTGCGCGTGGTCAGCGAGGTGATTGCGTTGGCAGAAGATCGGCAGCATTGGTTGTTCTTTTGTACCGGCGTATCCCACGCCCAGAACGTCTGCGAGATCCTAAACTATTGGGGTGTGCCGTCCAAGTGTGTGACCGGCGAAACGCCCAAGAAAGAACGCGAGAAGATTATTGAGGAGTTCAAGACCGGAAAGATCAAGGCGTTGACCAACGCCAACGTGCTGACCACAGGGTTTGACTATCCAGACATTGACCTGATTGCAATGCTGCGGCCAACGATGTCCCCTGGGTTGTACATTCAGATGGCCGGTCGAGGGATGCGTCCTAAAAGCCACACCGATCATTGCTTGGTGCTGGACTTTGCCAAGGTGGTTGCAACGCATGGCCCGATCACCAACGTGCAACCACCAAAGAAAGGCGGTTCTGGCGACGGTACTGCCCCGGTCAAGGTATGCGACAACTGCAACGAGATCTGTGCGCTGGCGGTGCGCGTATGCCCCGCTTGCGGAACGGATTTCCCCGCTGTTGAGCCTAAGAAACTAAGGCTACAGTATGACGACATTATGGGCGACAGCGGGACCGAGATGGCGGTCACCGACTGGTCTTGGCGGCGGCACGTTAGTCAGGCCAGCGGCAAGCTAATGGTGTCAATCACCTACTACGGTGGCTTGAGTGATACGCCCATCACCGAATACCTGCCAATACTGCATTCTGGTTTTGCCGGTGAGAAGGCGTTGGGTACGCTGTATTACATCGCTAACAAAGCCCAAACAGTACTAAATCAGATCAACGAAGTCGCCGAGTCAGACGCGGTTGATTATGTTGTGGCGCAGATGAACCAAGGGTTTCCCCCAGTATCCATTGAGTACAAGCGCGATGGAAAATTCTTTAGGGTTGTGAGCAGGAAGTGGTGATGATTCATTATCATGGAACGCCTATTACCCCCAACCGAGCTATTGAAACGATGGGAGGCAAGCATTTTTGCGTCAGTTACGCCAGACCAGACCAGTTGGAGCGTTGCCTTCGGTTGGGACAATCGTTGATGTTAGACAACGGGGCGTTTAGCGCCAAGACTCGTGGTTTGCAGTTTGACCGCGATGGGTTTTACAAATGGGTTGAGCCAATCTTGCGTCATCCAAATTGGGGCGTTGTGCCGGATGTCATTGACGGTACGGTTGAGCAGCAGCGCGAGATGGTGGCATCTTGGCCGTTTCGCAAAGAGTTTGGGATCCCCGTCTGGCATCTTGGTCTTTCGATTGATTACCTTCTTGAACTTTGCGACCAATGGGGTCGCGTCTGTTTTGGGTCAGCTGGTGAGTATTGGCAGATCGGAACGCAGAAATGGACCGCCAGAATGGACGAGGCGTTCAACCAACTTGCCATTACTTTTGGGTCTGTGCCTTGGGTTCACGGCATGAGGATGTTGGGACAATCTGAAGGCCCATGGCCGTTAGCAAGCGCAGACTCTACCAATGTTGCAGTCAACCATTCTGGTTATGTGCAATGCGCTGGTTGTATGGCAAAAAGAATAGATGCAACCAACCCGCCAACCTTGCAATGGAAAGTAAAACCAACTCAAAAGACTTTATTATGAACATTTACGAAACTTCTTTCTATTGCAAATGCCCTGTGAACAAAATTAGAATTTTGTATGAATTAAAGATAGAAACAAAGCAAATTATTGCAGTTGAGGAGTTGCTTAAACATATTGACCACTGGTATCAGGATGGGTTTCACGAGCTAATTGCAGATCATCTTGCTGAAAGTTTTGGCGGGATTCAAACATTAAAAGCCGATCATCATTCTGTAAAAATAACCACAACCAGAAAAGGAAATGAGCGTACCAACTGAACACGAAGAACAACGCGAACTGGTGCGATGGTTTCGCCAGACGTATCCAGACGTTCGCATCTTCGCTATCCCAAACGGGGAAAAGCGCAGCATTAGCGTGGCGGCAAGGCTCAAAACCGAAGGCGTTAGCGCCGGGGTTCCTGACTTGTTTGTGCCGTCGTGGGGTTTGTGGATTGAGATGAAACGCCAAAAAGGAGGTGTGTTAAGACCGGAACAAAAAGATTGGATTGATTACCTACAGGGCTGCGGGCATCGGGTCATTGTGGGGTATGGGTTTGACGATGCCAAAACCAAAATTGGAGAGCAGAAATGACCAAGAAACAAAAACCAGAGTTCAAAGTTAACTTTAGCCTTGCTGAGATGCTTCAGCGTTTTTCTGACTACGCCTTGGAGCCTGTATTCAGGTTGCCCAACAGCGAGCAGATTGTTGTGCCACATTTTATTGAGCCGCACAAATGGGTGGGATTGGGTGGGTTTATGTACACAACCGAGGAGTTGCTTAACTCCCGTGCCGTCCCAGAACTTCAATGCCTGTGGTCAAGACCGTGGACTGAAAAAATCATCTTCCAAGGTAAAGACAGGGCGTTTAGCAGCGCAGAACTCAAAATCTTAATAAAGGCACGGCTATGAACAAAGCAGAAGCATGGCGCGAGTGGTGGTCCAAGATTCACAAAACGGTCCCCGCTGGCAGTTACACACCAAAGGAAGCGTATATGTACGAAGCGTGGGTTGCGGCGTGGGATGCGGCAGACAAGCAATCTCAAGCTGAGATCATTCATCTTAAAGAACAGTTGATGCGTGCCAACACCAATGATGGTGCGTATAAGGCTGCGTTTTTGGCCGGTCAAATGACGGCGCGGGGAGGTAGTTGGAAATGATTGACGATCTATCAGCACAAAACCCTGCGTCTTGTATCAATAGATCAGACATCATCCGCATAGCGCGGGAGGCTGGGTTTGCCGATGGGGTTGTAGATATCGTTGGGTTTGAGGGGTTTGAACGCTTCGCCGCCCTTGTTGCCGCGCATGAGCGGGAGGCGTGTCGCTTGATAGTGCTAGACAACAGCGACACCGAAGGCATTTGCTGTACTGATGATGTGCTTGAAACCTTCCGACAAAGGGTAGAGAAATGACTGACCGCGAACTAATGCAAAAGGCGCTAGAGGCCCTGCAATACGCATCAGAAGAAACAAAACCAGAGAACTTGCACGGATGCGATTGTTTGATTTGCAAAACCATTCTTGCTTTGCGCGATAGGCTGTCGCAACCAAAGACCCCCGAAGTCACCCCCGATGTGACCCCCCATGTGATTGATTGCCCCCGGTGCGGTCATTGCTGTCCACAGTGGGTCGGTCTGACGGATGAGGAGATCAAATCCTTGCCAAGTTGGTGGCCTAGTTACGAAGACACCCCGGCTTTGGTTCAATTAGTTAAAGATGTTGAGGCCAAGCTGCGGGAGAAAAATGAGATACGGAATCCTTGACGACGAAGGCAACGTAGTGCGGTGGGTCTGGCATATGCCGCCGTACCCACACATCGTCCAGAAAATCAAACGCCAGCGCAAACCGAAGCTGGATCTATCTAACGTACCAGACGCATTGTTTTGAGGTGAATATGAGCCAACAGAAGGTTCTTGATTACTTGAGTCAACATGGAGAGATGGCAAGGAAAGAAATGAAAGTGCCAGGTGTAACGCCCAAAGCGTTGTTTGGAATACTGAACCGTTTGTGCGCTAATGGTTCCGTCTCCAAACGTGAAGTTGGAGAAGAAAACAGAAGGTATTTTGTTTTTAATATCGGCCCTCCTTCGGTAGAGCCAGAGTACTCGTATATTCTTAGAAACTTACCCAGAAAGGAATTTCATGGCTAATTTTGAAACGTGGCAGTATGACAACCTTGTCAAGTTTGCAGTAGAAGCAAACCAGCGGCTGGCGCTGCTTAATGCGGAGATTGACGCACTAAACGCCGACTTAAAGACGGCGATTAACGCCTACCGCGACTTACTTCGCCGCGACGCCCTTGGATTTTTCGAAGCTCCGCATCCCGCCAAAACCAAGAAGACCGGCGAGTAACGTCATCAACTGTTCAACTTGGAGGTCTGGCGGTGCGGCCAGACCTTTCGGGATCAGGTCAACGCCCTGCCCAAACGCCCAGATCCATTGCATCAGAGGGTAGCCGAGGAACTGGTAGGCTAGGCCAGCAACCCCAACCCAACCAACAGCAGGACGCCAGCCAGAGACAAATACGCTAGTAGACGCAGCTTCAATTTTATTGATGTCCACCTGGGCGAGATCGGTGGCTTGATCAATTTTCTTTTCCTCCAGAGCGAGTTTGCGCTCTTCGAGCGCCATCTCAAGTCTCTCCTTGTCGGTCGTAATGAGATCACCTGCAACTTTGCCAACTCCTTCGATGATTGACCCGATACCTATCAAGTCCATTACTTGAGTCCTTTCAGAGTGCGATTTAACCAGCCCAACAGAAACTTAGACTGCGTGCGGTTCTTATTGCAGATGTCAACGTATCGGGTAATTTTGGCAAGTGCGTAGGATTTTCTAAACGCTTCTGGTTCAACATTGTTGAACTTTTGCAAGGTCACGTTGCCAACAGCGCCGTCTGGGGTAGCGCCCACGATCAACTGCGCGAGCTTGACCGCAACTTTGATGCCGGTGTTTACGCCGAAATTGAAGATGTTTTCTGCAACAACTTGCTGCGTAATTTCATCCCCTCGGACACGATCCCAAAACTCAACTTTATAAAAGTTGCGAACCATACTAGTGAGGAGCGGGTTATCAACAGCGCCGTTGTCAATGAGGTTCCAGCCGGGCCAGTGCGGGTTTGGGTTTCGAGCAATTCCAGCATAAGTCATCCCCCCGGTATCCCCGGCAACAGTGTGTAGAACGTAACCGCCTTCATCGACGATCATCTTGTCAAAAGCGGGATTGAAGTCAGCCATTGTGTGGTCTCTTGTTGATGAGGTCAAAAAGCGTCTTGACCTTTTCCTCAAGCACCGCGACGCGCAGGTCGAGCTTGGCTAGGACGACAATCAACGTGATCAGCGCAAGAATCGCTGGCGACGCTTTTAGGATAAGTTCAAATGCGTCCATCAGAATTTACTCACATCAATAAGTTGACCACGGAAGTTGATGATACCTTCTGCGTACTTGCTGACCAACTCAGGCCATAGCGGTTTGCTGTCTTTCATCGTTATAACCGCGAACCCGCTGCACCAGTTGACCGGGCCGTCTTCAAGGTAGTCTATAAACTGCGGCCCATCAATCTCAGCAAGCGTACCAGTATCAACGCCCCATCGAGTCCCATTATAGTCCCCAAACGGCGTGACCTTGAGACTATGCAAGTGGCCGGTGATAGTCGTGACGCCAGAATTCACGGTGTTGTTGTGAGTCGCATGAACGCCGCTCTTGTAGCGATGTTTAATCACTACGTTATCCGACAGCCAGCAACTCCAACACGGATGCCATTTGGGAAAGTGATCTTTAAGCGCCGTGCCGCCAACCCCCTCAAATTGTGGTGCAGCTTCGGACAGGCGCGACTCAAAGCGCGAGTCATGGTTACCTAACGGCCAGATCAGTTGCGTGTGATGCCGCGCCTTCTCGCAGGCGTCTTCAATCTCTTTAAGCGCCTCCTGACACGCTTGCAGTTCCTGCTTTACGTTTGGGACGCTGCTCCAATTTATTCTAGCGTGACGGCTAATTGAGCTTCCGTCAAAAATATCGCCGTTGGCGACTACAACGTGCGGTTTAAGTTCGTTTATCGCCCATAACAATCCCTTGAAGGCGGTTGTCCTAATCCCAGGCCAGAAGTGCGCGTCAGAAAAAATGATGGCGATGCCATCAGTCAGGCCAGCTTCGTGTCTGGCTTTCTGAATGTGGATTGGTTTGCCTGTTGATAAGTTGAGGTTCAACTTATTTTCTAATCTGCGCCGCCGAGTGTGGACGCGGCGTTCAGAAAGGCCAGTTGCTTTAGCTACTTTGATTGGTGATTTGTGCTCATCCCATAACCGCAAAAACTCTTCGTCTGTGATTTTCATTTTCATGATTCTTCATCCTTTTAGAAGAACCACAGCAAATATCACAGTTTTGTTGCGGTTGGGTGACCCCCCGAGGTCATCGGGGGGCCAGATCATTACTCGTCGGTCTGTTCGTCAAACTCTTCTGCTTCAACTTCTTCTTCGTCTTCTTCTTCAGCATGGGCTTGGAAGAGGGCGTCAGCGGTTGAAGAAAACAGCGAAGACAGGGTGAACTCGTTGATGTTTGATGCTTTAGCAACCAAGAAGGCCACCGAGAACAGAGCGTTCAAGGCGTCAACTGGCTCAGAGTCATTGATCGCGGCAAGGATGTCGTCTTTCATGTCAGGCTCCAAGAAAAGGAACTTCATATTACGAACTGATGATGACTTTTTAATGACCTCTAGTCAGTATGGTCAGCAACAGCAGGATGATTGACCCGCATCCGGTAACCAAGATCTGCTCTAGCCGCTTGATCCGGGCGTGGATACCCCGCGTTTCTTTTTCAATACCTTCGTACCGAATCGCGCAGATGTCAACGTGGGCATCAATCTTGTGATCAACTTCAGATAATGTAACCATCATGGGGTCCTGCGTTTTTGTCCAAGTAAAGCATTTTGAGTCATTTGAGCTTCAAGTTCTTGCGCTCGTTTCAGTTCGTTTTTACCACCAAGAAATCCTTGAAGTTTTGTCCCAGCAAATCTTCCTGCCGTAGAAGCAAATGGAACACCAGATAACGCTCCAAGTTCTTGCCCAGTAGTAGGTAAAGCACCAACAATTCCGCTAACTCTTTTACTTTGCAATCCAGCGCCTTCATATGGAAGAGAACCTGGCATTAAGTAACCGCCGTAGTTGAGAACGTGAAAGGCTCGTTGCTCATCAGGGTCAAAAGCGTGTCTAATCTTTTGATCTCTAGCGTTCATCGTTTTGTTTGCGTCTTCAGCGTTCCAGACGCCAGCCCTTTTTGACCCAGACTCGTAGATTTCTCTTGCAATGTTGCCCTTGATCTCTGCTCTAGCAGCGGCAGCGGCTTGTTGAAGTTCTGGGCTGACAACAAAATCTGGTGATTTAGGAATTTTACCGTTAGCAACCGAATCAACCAAATCGTAAATGTGACGCCACTGATCAAACGGCATACTGTTCATTCTCTGCGGAATTCTTTCAAAATCCACGCCTGTCTGAACTCCGTTTGGATCAACAGAACCAAATAGATCTTTGATACCTTTTGACTCAAAAAGAGTTTTTTGAACGCGATGCAAATTATCTGCTTTTTTCAACAACTCAATGCCGCCGGCAGCGCCAATGTCTTTTTCAATTGCTTCGTTGATTCTTTTGATAACCCTAGCGTTGTCTGGCGTCCAGTCTTGATTCAACGATTTTTGAACTGCAACCCAAGCGTCAACCGTGTTTGGTGCGTGTACAACTCCAGAATCATCTCTAAAACCAGTTGTTCTCGCCAAATTGATTAGTTTCTCTGCGCTTGAAGCAACCCCTTCGTTTCCTTTCAACCCAAGGCCAGCCCTAAACTGTTGGTCTTTGAGAAGGTCCGAAACGTGAGTGGATTGAATTGGATTTGCCCCAACTTTTGACTTGACTTCGTTGTAAAGATTGCGTTTTTCTAAATTCAAAGCGCCAGTCAGACCTTGATATGGCTCTTCAATTGGGTTTGTCGGAAACAATGCACTGTTGATCCGTTCTCCGCGTTCATACGGGTTCATCAAGGTACGGCTGGCCCCAGTGTTTTCAACACGCTGTTGAGCGTAGCGACTAAGAGCAGTTTGTTCGTCAGCCAACTGACGCTTGAGCAACTCGCCGCTCGGTGTTGGTTGCGGCATCTTGGCTTCTGTGTACTCTGTACGCAGCGTGTTTTCGTTACCAGTCAAGACGCCAGGGCGAATACGGTTAACATCACCAAGAATTTCTGCGGCAATCGTTGCCCTAGTTTCTTGTTCTGGGATCGCAACATCTGCTGCAGTTTTTGATTGTTTGACCGAAGGGAAATTGCCTCTAGCAGTTTCTTCCCCGGTGATACCAGAAAACGGATTGTTCTTGGCTCGTTGAGCGCCAACGCTTGCAGCAGGTGCAGCAGGCGAAATTGGAAGCGCAGCAGGAAACGTAGATGGTTGGGTTGCTTGCGTTTCTGGCGTCCGCATCAGAGCATTCTGTACAGTCTGAACAGCACGTTGTGCCGCTGGAGTAGCGCGAGCGGCAAGCGCGTTAGCTGTTTGGGCAATTTGCCCCGCCTGGCCAACGGCTGGCACAAACGCGGGGAGGTTTGGCATTAAATTGCCAACCGATTGTAGGTTGGCTTGTGCAGCCCGACTGATTGGTACTTCGTTACCCAACTCCGTAATTTTACGAGCAACCTCCTCTTTGGGAGTACCAGTAAATATTTCAGCGCCTAAACCAATAGGCGCTGCGGCCAACCCAGTCAGACCACCGTAGATCATTCTTGCTGCCGTTTCCGGCGCTGCACCTATTCTTTCAAAGAAAGATGGTTCTTGGGCAAGTTCTGGTTGTGGGATAGCGCCAGGGATGTCTGCTGGCGTTGCTTTAGGCGTGACAAACTGGGCAAAAGGGTTGGTTTGCTTAACAAATTGGGCAAACGGATTTTCAGCCATTTAATTCCCCAGAACTTTTTTAGCCGAGCCTGCGCCAAATTGAGCGTCAAATTGTTCTCTTGTTCCTAGACCTTTCTTTAAGAAATCTATGGCGGCTTGAGGTATGTCTGATGCTACGGATTTCCTAGATTCAGATTTACTAGGCAGAACAACGGGTTCAACAGAAAGACCAGTACCTTGAACAGCAGATCTTGGTATTTGTTGAATTCTTGTGTTCCATTTTTCGGCAGTTGCTTCTGCTGATCTTCTTGCCAATTCAGCGGTTCGGCGCAAAGTTTCCGGCGTCATATCTATGTTGCCGCTTTTTGCCTTTTCCAAAAAGTCGCGGTCAACATTTGTGAACCCTGCCCCAGTTCCCAAACCAGAAGTTTTAATTGCATCCAAAGTTTGAGACGCCAAACCCATTTGCAACTGTTCGGTGTTAGAAATTAACTCCGTATTGTCTTTCCCAACAAACCCCGGCAAACCAGAAGCATTCAATAATTTTGCGGCTTTTAGTTTCCATTCCGCTCCGGGTCCTGCAATTATGTTCCCAGTAGATAAAACTTCAAGAATTCTGTTTGCATTTCTTGCCGCATCTGGTGCGTTTGCTGCGGCGTCTCTTAAGTTAATATCGCTTTCTGCAAGTTTCCCAGCAAAAGCCCCGCCATATTTTCCTTCTGTTGAAACGCTTAGATTTACACTTGTATTTGGTTTGTTAGACTTTTGAAATCTATCAAACGCTGCCTGTTGTTCAGGCGTCATATTCATGTACGCATTAAACATTCGTTGATCAGCCGGCATTCCTTCCGGCGCAGGAGGCGTCAGCATAGAAACGTCGCCCATCATCAGCAATCTGTTTGGCTCAATAGATTGCATTTTCCGTAAAGAATTTGCGTATTCGCGGGCTTGTTTTGCTTCGTCTTTAAATCCTTTAGGATCACGCGCTGCTTGAAGTTCATAGTACCTAGCAAATTTTTCTGCTCTAGCTAACTCGTTTTGTATTTTTTGCTTAAATTCTTCAGGAATCAAAGCATTAGTAGACGCCGCAGCAGCAGGGCTAACATTGCCACCGCGTTCAGCAGTCCCTACAGTAACCCCCGCCATTCCCGGCGGCGCGTTTTGAAACGTGCGTGGGGCAGCGCCTTCTGGCCCTGTCTCAAGCAAAGAAAGTTTTGGCGCAATATATGGTGATACCGTTGCGCCGGTAGTTGGGGCAACTGGTTGATCTTCTGGGTTAAGGTTTTTGTACTCAGCCAACCGATCAAGACGATCAAGATGTTCTTGAATTGCTCCCGCAGCTTGTCTAATTTTAAGGTTTGGGTGAACAAGCATTTGCGGTACTGCTTCACGCAGACCGGGACCACCCTCTTGTTTAATTCTGTTTTGTATGTCTGTCAAAAATGTTCTAGACTCATTTTCACTTGCCAAATCTTGCTCACGGATTTGACGAGACATCCGAGCGTTTTTAATTTGTTCCATAGCCGCCACATCCTGCAAAGGATCTGGCATATTGAATTTGGTAGCTTGGTAAGCGTTGACGATTGACGGGTCAAGAGGTCGAAGTGCCATGATTAACCCCAGTCGTAGCCAAGAGACGGTTTATTTCTGCCATATAAATCAGCCAACGCATTTGTACGCTGTCCGTACTGATACATTTGCCCCGCCGACCCAAGTGCACTAGATAGCGCGTTTGATTGACCAAGATAACCAGAGGCGCGGACGGTTCCTATATCTTGCAAATTTTGACCCGTTTGAGCGCCAAACTGTTGCGCTGCATTAGTCAACGCTCCAGTTGCAGTCTGACCAACACCGGCTAATGATTGCAGCGGGTTAAGTTGAGCATTTCTTTCAGTTTGGTAACGGTTAAAAGCGTTTGTATATTCTTGCGATGCAAGATCTTGACCGTAACGCTGCGCTCCTTTAAGCGTAGCGCCAGACAACAACCCGCCACGCGCTGCTGCCGTGCGGTCAAGTGCTTTCATTCCTTCCGACAGTCGAAAAGCGTAGCCAGGATCGGCTTGGAATTGATCCATGCCAAACTTTGTATAGTCAGATAACGGAATCAGTTTGTTAAGCGCGCCGATGCCTGCTTGACGAAACGGTTCTTGCAACTCAAGTTGCTTGTTGAACATCCGTTCTTGAGCATCTTGCGCCGCCTGAGTTGCTTGCGCTTGCGTATTGGCTGCATTTTGAGCAGCAGACGCGCCGCTAATGCCAGATCCTAATGTAGCGCCTATTGCTGCGCCAGCAGGACCGCCTACTAAAAATCCACCGACGCCGCCTAAGATTGGGGCAAGACTGTCAAGCCAACTCATTATGTTACCTCCCGCCCAGAAACCCGGATATTGATCGCGCTGGCCGTACCTGCAATTG